TTGAATATCGTATATTAGATAATAATTTAAATATTCTAGAAAATTCGATTACATTTTTATTATATTCTGAAATTTTATCATCAATAAACCTAATAATTTCTTTATACTGCATAAATGTTAAATCGTCTGTATAAATTAAAAATGGCTCTAAATAAGATACAACGTCAACAATAGACAATTTACCTTTAATATACTTTTTCATTAAAGAAAATAAAACGCGTGTTTTTGGTACAATCGCGTTTATGTATTTAGAATATAACTCTAATCTGCTCATATTTTTTTTCTCTTCTTCTGAAATATTTAAAACATAGTTTCTTATCCCGCTTACAAAAGTCGCTTCATCAAAATCAAACTCATCTTCGAGAGAATCTAAAAATACATTACTATAATTAGTTTTATTTTTTAGGAATTGCCAATAATTTAAAAAAAACTCATTTAAATTTGCTCTATCAAGAATACTTGTTCCTGGTAGGTTAATTTTTGAAAATCTAATTGTAGGTTCAGGTAAAGTTAAAATAGACCTAATAGACATTATATCATTTTTAGTTATAGGAACACGAATAGTAACAGATTTCGAACCTGTAGACTCGATTGTATCTAATTTACTCTCTCCAAGATTATATTTTGTTATTACAAATTTTTTATTTCTAATCATATTATTACTAAAAATAGATGAATACATATCTTCGAGGTTATTAACAACTGTATTTATGTTAGTTAATACTTCTTTTTCGACGATAATATCATTGGTATTTTCATCATCAATTAGGTTGAATGGCGTAAAATATTTAGATAACTCGGAATATAAGGATGAATATTTATTATTTTCACCAGGCAAATTATTGGATTTATAATTGTTAATTAGGTCAATTATATTTTTTATATCACTTGAAATATCAATATTAATAATATCATTATTTTCTTCATCTATATTTTCAATATTGTATACTTTTTTAATATTTTTAACAACAGGTAAAATCCAATACAAATTAATATTAAATTCATTTAACCAAAATTTAAGTGGTTTATATGTAGCTTCCTTCGTAATAAAAGATTCAACATTTCCATATTGATCAAATGTAGAAAATAATTGTCTTAACTGTTTAAATCTCTCTATCATGGTATGTATATTATTTAATACTCTTGGGGTTCTTTGTATATTTGGAATTGATGATAACATATCATCTAATAAATCAGTAACTTGTGCTTCAATACTGTATCTTTGAGATTTTACTGATACGTCAACATATTGAAATACTCTACCTAATTCTTCAGTGCCAAACACTATTTCATCGGCTTTAATTATAAATTCTCTTAATTGTTCTTTTACGTCTTTGACAGGAATTTGTAACTGTATTTTTTCAGTGTCGACCATTAGTTTTTCTTTTTCCAATTCAGGCATTTCATCACGATCTTCAAGATAAGGTTCTTCATCATCAACTAGAGGTTTAACTGGTTTCTCTCTAATTTCTATATTTTGAATTGGTAAATCTTCAGGAATTCCTTTGTAGTCAAAATTAATATATAATATATCTTTATCTGCTGTTGTAACTTCAATCATATCTTCTTCTAGATTACTAATTTCACCTGTTAAAATAACAGGAAAGTCACCTCCAAAATATATATTTATCCAGACGCCAGGTAATAATCCATTTTGTCTAGCATAGCTTGGAGAATCAGCACGACTTAGTATAGCTATTTTTGTTATATTTCCATCACCGAATAAACCTTCATTACTTATGTTTATTTTAATTTTGTTGAGTGTATCACTATTTATTAAATAAGCTTTAGACTTATCAATGTAATCAATTATAAAAATTTGTTCATTTAATATTTCATTTACAGGATTATAAATTTGAATAATATCTCCTAATTGTAGTTCAATTTGAATACTTTCTTTATTTTCTTCAGTCATTGTTCTATAATTATATTAGATATTTTTATACTCAAGTAAAAAATCTATATAAATATAGTTTAAAGACAATTTATTAATAATAATAATAAATGTATAATTTATCTTGTATTGAAGGATTTAATGATTTACTTAAAAGCGATTTTAATTGTTATTCAAATCCACTAAAATTAAATAAAATCCAATGTAGAATTAATAATTATAATTACAAAGTTATCACATATGATAAAACTATTTTATCAAGTGAACTTATTTCTTCTTATGGTCTATGTCGCTCGATAATTGTTAATTCTTGTAATAATATTGTAAGCTTCGCGCCCCCAAAATCGATTTCAGCTGATAAATTTATACAAAAATATTTAGACATAAATGAAAATATAGTTGCTGAAGAGTTTATTGAAGGAACAATGATTAACGTATTTTTTGATAAAAGTATTGGGATTACAGGAAGTTGGGAAATATCTACACGGAATACTGTAGGGGCTACATCAAGCTTTTATAAATCTAAAAAATGTAAAACGTTTAGACAAATGTTTATGGATGCTGTAAATGAATGTAATTTAGATATCACTAAATTAGATAAAAAATATTCTTATAGTTTTGTTTTACAACATCCGGAAAATAGAATAGTTATACCTTTTAGTGTACCAAATTTATATCTCGTTGGTGTTTATGAAATTATAGATAATTTTAATATTAAGTTTTATGATGTAAAAGAATTTCAAAATTTTTTTTATGATTTAAAAACTACAGTAAGATTTCCTATGACCTATAACTTTGAACTATATAGTGAACTAATTGATAAATATTGTGCTATGAATACGTCTTATGATATTGTTGGTGTAATTATACATAATAAAGAAACAGGAGAAAGAACCAAAATTAGAAATCCTGTTTATGAACAAGTAAAAAGTTTAAGAGGAAATCAACCAAAATTACAGTATCAATATTTATGTTTAAGAAAAGAAGGAAGAGTAAAACAACATTTACAATTTTATCCTGAGAATAAAAGTCAATTTTCTGATTTTAGAGATCAAATACACCTGTTTACAGAAACACTATATAATAATTATATTGAATGTTATATAAAAAAACAAAAACCTCTAAATGAATATCCACATGAATATAAGTCTCATATGTTTAACATTCATAAATACTATATGAATGAACTTAGAGAGAAAAAACAGTTCATAACAAATACATTCGTAAAAAAATATATAAATGATCTACATCCTTCATTATTGATGTATTGTTTAAATTATCAATTAAGAAAAAATAATATTGATAAAATAATAGCAGATAATAATATATAAGCATGATAACAAAATTTACTATTTTAGGTGAAAGATGTAGTGGAACTAATTATTTAGAGGAATTAATGAAAAATAATTTTTATATTGATGTAACTTGGAACTACGGTTGGAAACATTATTTTGGTTCATATAAATTTAAAAATACTGAAGATGAAGATGAGACTTTATTTATTGGAATTGTTAGAGACCCTATACATTGGTTAAGTAGTTTTTTTAAAAAACAATATCATATAAATAAACCTTCTGAACAATCTAAAGATATACATAATTTTTTGTTCGGTGAATTAAATTCTTATCATCATAATGGTACTATAGTAAATTCTGATTTAAACCCTTTGACTAATAAAAAATATAAAAATATATTTGAAATGAGATTTATTAAAAATTATTATTTAATAAATAAAATGCCAAATAACGTTAAAAATTATATATTAATAAATTACGAAAAGTTAAGAGACGATACTATCAATATATTGTCAACAATTGAAAATAAATTTGGATTAATAAAAAAAAATCCAATTTATAAAAATATTAAATATTATAAAAAGTCAAAAAATACTTTATATAAAAAATCGCATAAGAATGAAGAAATTAGTTTTCCGATAAAATATCAATTATTATGTTTAATGAATTTAAATAAAATTCAAGAAGCTAAATTAGGTTATAATATATATATTAACCAAACAAAAACTAAAATATAAAATAATAGATTAATATTTTTTATTTTATATAATTAACTTAATAACTAGACAAGACATTTAACGTGGTACAAGCTTTAAAAATTCTTTTTGTATTTTTTCATAAATATTAATAGAATCTGTAATACATTCTTTAAAATGACCTTTAATAGTTGAAATTTCAACAGGGTTTTTATAAGCAACTCTTACAATACTATAGGAATCATGAGGATGTAACATTTTAAATCCACAATAAGTCAACATACCCGTTTTATAAAATTTATTATTAAATAAATATTCAATTACTTTACCAACCGTATAATCATAATTTTCTAATATGATATCGTAACAATTTTTTATAGTGCTTTCTGACAATTTAATTTCAATTTCATCTTTATCAATTAACGAATTAACAACATTAATATTATCTAACATTATTTTAGATGCTAAAATAATTAACTCATAATTCGTATGAATACCAATAGTTTTTATGACAAAATCGAAACTATCATTTTTAAATATTCTCTTTCCTTCAAGTAATTTCCAATTTTCAGCTTCGAAATTAATTTCAGATTCTTTTAAACCTTCGTCTTTCCATTTTTGTTTTAATTGTTGTAATTTAGCTTCTTGCGCTGCTTCATCAATAGTATTTCCATATGAACATATAGAAACAACATTATACGCTCCATCTTCTTTTGCTGTTCCAACATCAAATTCACATGTTAAATTTATTGTTTTAGGTTGTATTTCTTCTGCTACTTTTGGTTTAAGTCTAACAAAATCAATATAATCGCCAGTATAATCATTCGCAGGAAATATTTCATGTAATTTATCTTGAGGTAATGGTTTACCCGTAACCAAATCTCTAATAATAAAATCTTTTGTAGTAACATAAATAGTAGTATCTGTATTATTTGAAACATTTACTTCCATAATATAATTTTTATAAGGAAATTCATCGATATCTTTAATATGTATAGGAATACAGCTTAGTCTATGTTTAACTATTTCATTATTTAACCCACACGTATTCGTTATAATATTACATTTATTTTTATCGTTTGGTGAAACTCTAAACACTATAATAGGTATTTCAGATAAAATAATTCTTCTTAATGAATTTGCTATGCTAACATTAACATTACTAATTGTAAATTTAAGTTCGTCATCTTTAATATTTGACGTTATTTCGATTCTTGGATTGATAAAGCTTTCATTAGAAGAATTCAAATATGACATTTCTGTTTTATTGCTCATTATATCTATTATATATTTATATTTAAATTAAAAAAAATAATTCATTTTTTTTTTAAATAAGTTAAATATAAAGATAGATTAACTAATTATATATAAAATGAGTTCTATTTTATATTATAGTAAATATTGTGAAGTCTGTAAAAAATATTTGCAATTATTGTCAAAATCGCAAAATCAAAAAGATCTTCATTTTATTTGTATTGATAAAAGAATTAAGGATGAAGCAAATAATAAATGGTATATTATTTTAGAAAATGGTCAAAGAATTGTCTTTCCAAACAACGTAACAAAAGTACCAGCGTTATTGTTATTAACTCAAGGTTATCAAGTATTATATGGTGAACAAATTTTACAACATTTAAAACCACAACAACGAGAAGAAGTTAAACGAGCGACTAAAAATAACATGGAACCAATGGCTTTTTCGTTTGCTGGTGGTGGTTTTGGTGATATTATTTCAGATCAATATAGTTTCTTAGACCAAAATGACGAAGACTTAAAGGCTACAGGAAACGGAGGAATGAGACAGATGCATAATTATGTAGATTTAAATACAGCGTTTAGTGGTAATTTAACTAAAATCGACGCGATAGAAGATAATGGCAAACCTGTACGTGAATCTAAAAAAATTGGCGAAGAAAATACAAATCAAATGATGGAGGATAGAATAAGAAAAATGAAAGAAGATAGAGATGCCGATATTCGTGCGATTACTGGAATTAACCCTCCTCCAGTAGGCTATTAAATATTAGTGATAATTTTAGTATATTTTTTTGTATCTTTGTGATTGGTGTAAAATTAATATATATATAATAAAACTAATTTAAAAATATAAAATAATAATAATAAAATGTCAAATATATTAACCGCATTTAATGATCATTTTATGGAATTTTTAAATGATATTCAGAGTGTTTTTCCAGAAGATCCAGACATTTTAACAGCTAAAAACGCGTTAAGTGCGATTAGAAAAGCTAATCCTAAGATGATCGTAAAAATTTGGAAATCATTTATCGCTGACAAATATAGGGATCAGATTATGAGCGGAGATATTGGTTTTTTTATCAATAAAGATTATTCTGAAGATGTAGCAAATTCAAATAGCTCTGATAAGATCATGGACTCTATAAATAGATTGAGAGAACCTGTTAGAAATATGAGCCAAGAAAACCAAGCTAAAACTATGAAATATATTCAAAATTTAACAAAGTTGTCTGCTCTATGTGATTAATAAATGTTAAATAAAATCATTTAAAAATTAAAATATATATTACTTTATGGATAACACACTAAGGGAATTAATTATAGATACTGCAATTACAACAACATTAGTTACAGCTCTTTGGGGATTAACTTGTTCAATTTTAATTACATTAGATCCAGATGAACCTTGTGGAATTACTATTTTTGGAATGCAACCGACACGATTCGTGTATTGTCTTAGCGTGTCTTCTGTGGCGACGGCAGGAGTCGTTTGGAGTTTAGCTAAAGAATAAATATAAATTTATTTTAGTAATTAATTTATATTTAAGCTCTGAATATATTATTTCTTATGAATAATTGTTTTCTTTTTTGTATGTTATATTTGTTTAATAACTTTATTAAATAATTTTTTTGTTCTCTAGTATAATTACCTAAATATATTTTCGCTAAAATATGATTTGGATTCATTGTTTCAACGATTAAATTACTTATAGACATTAAAGAATGATCGTTTAATAACACATTATATAGTTTTTCTTTATTGTAATGTATTTTGTAAATGCTAGGTATATATTGAATTAGATATTCTGCTCTAACTAATTTATTATCACACATAATTTTATGGTCTTTCGTAGTTATTATTTTACGGTTTGGAATATTTGGACCTAAACTATTTTTCTCTATACAAATTAAATAATTATCAAGAGGTACTGATTCAGTAATTGCAATTATTTTTTTCCCTTTAATTGTATTTACTTTTGTATCTATTTTATCTATGGGTATTTCTCCTTGATCAGTTAAAACAAGAGTTCCAGCAGGAAAACAAATAGCAACATTTGGAACTTCGTTTTTAAATACAGATAAATTAAATGTAGTTATATTATAACTACCAGTGTTTCTTATATAAAGAATATAATTACCTGAATTTGTTTCTGAAGTTGTTGATATAACACCAGTATTACTATTTATACTAATGCTTCCATATGATGAAGAATCACCGCCCGATTTTTGTAAAATAGTATATGATTGACCAGAGATTATTGCTGAAGTAGTCGTTTCGCTTGAATTAATTGATAATGAATATGTATTTATGAGTGAAGGTTGTTGTGAAGTAATATTTGTAATAGAATATGGAGTATATCCCATATTAACAAGTTCATAAGGTTGATTGGTGCCTGTATACACCCATGTTCCACCAATAACAGGATTCGGTACACCAGTTAAAAAAGAATTTGCTGTTGTATTATTCCAATTTCCATTAGCAGCATAACAATTTACTGGATTATCATCCTGTGCATTAGAACCGTAAATACCATTTCCAGATGTAGCGATTGTCCCAGATGAATAACAGTTAGTTGCTGGTGTAGCACCACCATTACCAGCAAATTGACCATAAATTCCTCCAGCATTATTTCCAATAATACCTTGACTATAACAATTGATAGCTTGTGCTTGTGATGAGGTTCCGTTTCCAGCAAATTGACCATAAATTCCTCCACCGTATTCATCAATAGCTCCTTGACTATAACAATTTATAGCACTTACCACTCCTCCATTAGTTCCAGCATATTCGCCATAAATTCCACCAGCATTTGTTCCAATAGAACCTGTACTCCAACATTTTTCACATGTAACTTGACCTCCATTTTCACCAGCATTAAACCCAACAATACCACCCGAATATGTTCCTAAATCTCCGCTACTAGAACAACCAATTATATACAATGTAGCACCCGATTGAGAACCACAATAACCACCTACAATTCCTCCACCATCATTAATAATTGGACCTGTTGATGAACAATTTACTATATAATTATTGGAAGCACCTTTTCCAAAATACGATTGACCTATCCAAGCAGGACCATTACCATCATTCGCTAAAGTTGCTCCATTTATTGCTATAACTTTTAAGTTAAATACATAAATATTGTTATACCCATTTCCAGAATTAAAATTATTATTAATTAAACCTGGATAATCAGAAACACCGTCAATATTTATTGTAGGACGAGTTCCGTTGATATTTAAAGATGTAGAACCAAATTGAATGCCATCACTGGAACACAAAAAATAATCAAACGAATTACTTAATGTAATATCTGTTGTAAAAATAATTTTAAGTATATTATTAGCAGGATTTGGATTAGAATTACTTATAGCTACTGGTAAAAACCCATTAGACCATGTACCATTATTTATTCTGTATTCATATGTATTTGTAGTTGAACTACGAATATAAATAGTATCCGTTGCGCCGTCA